ATCTTTCTGCTTCTCAAACCGCATTTGCAGTAGGCGATAGAGTTCGAGTAATTAATAACATTTCTACAGGCTTATATGCTGAAGGAAATATAACTTCTTTTACTGGCACTACTTTAATAGTCAATGTTGACTATTTAAGTGGTACTGGAGCAAGTTATACATGGACTATTACTTTAGCAGGAAATGTAGGAACATCTGGTTATAGTGGCTATTCTGGTTATTCAGGCATTTCTGGTTTTTCTGGCTATTCAGGCTATTCAGGTTTTAGCGGTCAAAATGGCGGTGGCGGTGTTCAAGGTTTTTATGGATCTTTCTATGACATAACTAATCAAACTGCTTCTAACACTACAACTGCTTATGTTGTAAATATTGGCAGTCAATTTGAAGCTAATGGTGTAAGCATTGTTTCTGGCAATCAAATAACTTTTGCTAATGCTGGTACATATAACCTTGAGTATTCATTGCAATTTGCTAATTCAGATTCCAATGGCGATAATGTTGATGTCTGGTTACGCAAAAATGGCTCAGATGTTGCAGATAGCAACTCTATTTACAATGTGCCGGGAACAGCGCATGGCGGTGCTGGTGCGTTAATTGCAGCAGTTAATTATGTATTGACTGTTAATGCTGGTGATTATTTGCAACTTGCATGGGCAGTTTCTTCAACTACTATTTCTATTTCAACAACTGGAGCGCAATCTAGTCCAACTGTTCCAGTAACCCCCGGTGTTATTGTTACTGCAACTCAAGTAATGTATACCCAATCAGGCTATAGCGGAATATCAGGCTATTCTGGATATAGTGGTATTAGTGGCTATAGTGGCATTTCTGGCTATTCTGGATATTCAGGATCAGGAATATCTGGTTATAGTGGTAAATCTGGTTATTCTGGATCTGGCATTTCTGGTTACTCTGGCTTTAGTGGCATTTCTGGTTATTCTGGTTTTTCAGGTATATCGGGATATTCAGGAATATCAGGCTACTCAGGAATTAGTGGATACAGCGGATTTTCTGGCATAAGTGGTTACTCTGGTTTTTCTGGAATTTCTGGCTTTTCAGGAATTTCAGGCTATAGTGGATTTAGCGGATTAGGATACTATCCTTTAACTTCAATCACTTCATTTACACCAGCTATTGGGTCTAACACTTGGACAACAAATCAATCTTCTAGTCAAACTGCATACATTGTTGGAGCGAGAGTAAGGGCAATTAATACTTATTCTTATGATTTATATGTAGAAGGTACTATTACATCATTTTCTGGAACAACTTTAGTAGTCAATGTTGATTACATTTCTGGTGGCACATGGTCAACCAATTCTTGGGCATTTAGTCTTACAGGAAATATAGGCACATCTGGCTATAGTGGGTTCTCTGGTATTAGCGGATATAGTGGAATCTCTGGCTTTAGTGGCTATAGCGGATTCTCTGGTATTTCTGGCTACTCAGGATTTTCAGGAATTTCAGGCTATAGTGGTTCAGGAATAAGTGGCTATTCTGGATTTAGTGGTATTTCTGGTTATAGTGGAATCTCTGGCTTTAGTGGCTATAGTGGATCAGGTATTAGCGGCTATTCAGGATTTTCTGGTATATCTGGTTTTTCTGGTTACAGCGGAATTAACGGAACTTCTGGTTACAGCGGTTTTTCTGGCATTTCTGGATTTAGTGGTTATTCGGGTATTAGTGGCTATTCAGGAACATCTGGATATAGCGGTTATTCAGGAATTAATGGTTCTACTGGCACAAGTGGCTATAGTGGCTTTTCAGGAATTTCAGGCTATAGTGGTTTTTCAGGGATCTCAGGATTTAGTGGATTCTCGGGTATTTCTGGGTATTCAGGCATATCTGGATATTCTGGCATTTCAGGGTTTAGTGGGCTTGGTTATTCAAATTTAACTTCTGGTTCATCTCTTACCCCTGTTCTTGGTTCTAATACTTGGACTACCAACCTTTCTGCATCACAAACTGCGTTTACTGTAGGTGATCGTGTAAGAGTAATTAATAATCTTTCTCCAAGTTTGTATGCTGAAGGAGCAATCACTTCTTTTAGTGGAACAACTTTAGTAGTCAATGTTGACTATCTTAGCGGTACTGCTGCAAGCTATACATGGACAATTAGCCTTACAGGAAATGTCGGTACATCAGGTTATTCTGGCTACTCTGGAATATCAGGCTATTCAGGGCAAGTTGGAGCTACTGGAACTTCAGGATATTCAGGTTTTAGCGGTATTTCAGGTTTTAGTGGTATTTCTGGTTATAGTGGATCAGGCATATCAGGTTATTCTGGAAAATCAGGATACTCTGGTACAAATGGTACAAATGGAACTAGCGGATATTCTGGCTATTCTGGTACGAATGGTTCTACTGGAGCTACAGGAACTTCTGGTTATTCTGGCTACTCAGGTATAAATGGCGCTACAGGAACAAGCGGTTACTCTGGCTACTCAGGTATCAATGGATCAACTGGCGCTACAGGTACATCAGGTTACTCTGGCTATAGTGGACAGAATGGTTCTACAGGCGCAACAGGCACATCAGGCTATTCAGGATATTCTGGAATAAATGGCACTAATGGCGCTACAGGTACATCTGGCTATTCAGGATTTAGCGGTTATTCAGGTATAAACGGTAGTACAGGTGCAACAGGTACATCTGGATATTCAGGCTATTCAGGTATAAATGGTAGCAATGGTGCAATAGGAACTTCTGGTTACAGCGGATATAGCGGTCAAAATGGTTCTACTGGAGCTACTGGAACATCCGGCTATTCAGGCTACTCTGGTCAATCTATTACTGGTACTAGCGGATACTCAGGTTATTCAGGATATAGTGGAACATCATCTAGCTTTAAAAATAAATTAATTAATGGTTTGATGCAAATTGACCAAAAATATAATGGTGGTTCTTACAGCATAACTGGAACTGGAAACGGTACTAACTATGGTCTTGATAGATGGATTGGATACGGTACTGGTTCAAGTGTATCTGCAACTTTTCAAAGAGTTGCAGGTACAGCGCCATATCAATATGCTGCACAATTAACATCAACTGCTTCAAGCACCACTAGTATGGGGCTTGCTCAAAGAATTGAATCTTTTAATTCTTATGATTTAATCAATCAAACTGTAACAGTTCAAGCGCAACTTTCTTCTAGTGCATCTTCAACTGTTACATGGTATGCATATTACCCAAATACAAAAGATACTTGGAGTTCTGGTGCTAGCGGTATTTTTGGTAGTGCTACACAGATTTCTACAGGAACACTTTCTACTACAACAACTCCAACTATTTATAGTTTTAGCTTTAATGCTGGCTCAAATGTTGGTAATGGTTTAATGATTGCGTTTGCAATATCTCCATCAAACGGAAACACTTTAGTTGTAAGTGGAGTTCAACTGGAAAAAGGCTCTGTTGCTACTTCTTATGATTATAGGCAGTATGGGGAAGAACTAGCTTTATGTCAGCGTTATATGGTTGCATACACAGGTGCTAGCCAGCCATTAGGTTCGGGAACTTGTCAGACAACACAATCTATTTATTTTAATGTGGCTTATCCAACAACCCTAAGAGCTACGCCATCATATAGCGCATCTCCTTTAGGTGCTCCAACATATCAATATTACACAGCAGCATCAACTGGAACTTCATCGTATACTCCAAGTTCTGTTATGGTCGGTGCATCTTCGGCAATATTATCTTGCAGTTTTGCTGTTGCAACAGTAACAGTAGGACAAGCAGCAACTATAGCTTTGGCTTCATCAAATACTGGTGGTATTGTTTTATCTTCGGAGTTATAAATGATTACTTTGCTAAATATTCTTGTTGTTATCCTTTTATTTGTTGATTACCGTCAAACTTTAGACATTAAAAATCATGCTGGGGATTATGAAATTAACCTAATCCTTGGCAAACATCCTAGTGATATTAGGGTTAGTATCTATTTTTTAGTAGTAACCCTTTTGTTTACGATTGTTATTTGGATAGTTCCAACAGTTTGGGCATGTTTATGGACATTGGGGTGGACTATAATAGAAGGTTGGGCAATAATAAACAACATTAAACTTGGCTTAAAAATTTAACTAAAAGGATTAGTGATGCAATCCCCAAAGTATTCGGTAGTGATACCGACTTACAATCATTGTGAGAAATATCTAAAACCGTGTATTGATTCAATAATTAAATACACTGAAATGACCGACATAGAGTTGGTCATTTCTGCTAATGGATGCACTGATAATACAGAAGCTTATTTAAATTATTTACATACTGCTATACCTAACTTAATAATGGTTTGGGATGACAAACCTTTAGGGTTTGCTAAGGCTGTTAATGAAGGTATTAAAAGGTCTACTTGCAATAAAATAGTGTTATTAAATAATGACACTTTGTTATTAGAGCAACCAAAAAATCAATGGTTAAATAGACTTGATGATTATCACGCTGATATATCAACAGTTCTTACTCAATACTCTCCTATTACAAAACAAAATTTTGGTGTATTTTTTTGCACCATGATTGATAAAAAAGTATTCTATGCCATAGGTGGTTTAGATGAATCTTTTGAAACTGGTGGATGTGAAGATATAGATTTTTGCTATAGAGCAGACCAAAATGGTTTTTCTATTGTAAATGTTGGATATAAAGGAGATTTTCCTATATATCATGTGGCAGAAGGAACAGTCCATGATCCCAATTTAGTTCAAGACTGGAAACAAAAATTTTATGCAAATGAATTGCGTTTAGCAAAAAAATGGAATTTGGAACATTACAGGTATTTGCTTTCTAACAACTATGAAAGAGCAGTATTTTTAAAGGGTGATCCGGTATTTCCTAGAGAAACTACTAGGTATCAATGGGCTTCTAAAAATATTTCTGATGAATTAGTATTAGAAATTGGTTGTTCAACTGGATACGGGATACAGTTTTTTTCTTCTAAATTATTCTACATAGGGTTAGATTACGATCCAATTATTGTAGAAGTGGCAAAAGATCAAAATTGGACAAATGCTTGTGCGTTTATTCAAGCGGATATTAATACCTTTGGATTTGCTTTTTATAAAAATATCATTGCTTTTGAAGTTATTGAGCATTTAGATAATGGTTTAGAAATTGTTGAAATGCTTAAAACAAAATGTCAAAGATTGTTAATTTCTGTTCCTCATAATGAGCCAAAAGGCTTTTGGGGAGAGCATCATAAATTGCATGGGTTGACTGAAAAAGACTTTCCCGGCTTTCAATTTGTTTACATCAATCATGCTGGTGAAATATCAGATGTAATTCAAGACATTACACCTGAAAACCCCAGTAATTTAATGCTTTGTAGGTGGGATAATGAGTAAAGTATTGTGTTCGATAGCTACCAGAGGTAGATACCACTCCACATTGCCGCTTGTTTTACAAGCGGTTATCAATCAGACATGGTTGCCTAACAAAGTAATTATTTTTGATGATAATGATGAACCTCAAGATATGAGAAAAGAATTCATTTATCAGCATTTATTTCAACAAATGCAAGCAAAAGGAATTGAATGGGAATGGTTGTTTGCAGATAAAAAAGGTCAACATCACATCCATCAAAAAGCCAATGAGATGGGCTATGATTGGGTCTGGCGGGTAGATGATGACTGCATTCCAGAGCCAACAGTATTGCAAAGCCTGTATAGCCATGCGACTCAGATTGAAAATGTTGGTGCAGTCGGCGGATCGATTATTACGGGTAAACCCGTAAACGCATCAAAATCAACCGGGCACATCGAAAATATCGACAATGAACCAAACATTCAGTGGGATTTTATTAAAGGTATACGCGAGGTAATGCACTTGCATTGCTCATTCTTGTACCGCGCTGGCGTTCACGATTTCAATCTAGGGTTATCCCGGGTAGCTCATCGCGAGGAAACGCTATTTACTTATGGCTTGTATCTAAAAGGATACAAAGTATTGACCGCGCCCCATGCGACTTCATGGCACATGAAAAACCCTGAAGGCGGGATCAGAGCTGAAACCAAAAGAGAGATGTTTGACCATGACGAGCAAATTTTCAGAAACTTCCTTAGCTATTCTGGGCGTCCTATTGTGGTACTTAATTGTGGCCTTGGGGATCACATTGTGTTCAGTAAAATACTGCCTGAGCTGGATAACCCGGCTGTGTTTACGTGCTATCCGGAAATTATTGCTGGTCGTTCTATAGCCGAAGCGCAGCACCTTTTTGGTGATCTCGATCAATGGAACATATATAAGAAAATGGATCAGTGGAAATGGACGGACAGTCTAGAAAACGCGTATAGAAAGCTTTATTTATGATCCTTATACATCCTTTCGCCAAACCGCTAATAAAAGGCGGCATTAACCCAAAAAACTACCCCTATTGGAAAGAATTAATTGGTTTGATTAAAGAGCCAATTGTGCAAATCGGTGTAGAGGGCGAAGAGCAACTGGTTCCCGATTTTCGTAAGAATTTATCGATGCCCGAATTGCGTCAATTAATTAAAGATTGCCGCGTCTGGATTGGTGTTGATAGTTTTTTTCAGCATTTAGCGTGGAGTGAGGGAAAACCCGGAATAGTGCTTTGGTCTGTGTCTGATCCGTTAATATTTGGGCATCCGGAGAATCACAATTTATTGGTAAGTAGAAAGCATTTAGCCCCCAATCAATTCTTATGGTGGGATTACACCGCTTTTGACGAAAATAAGTTTGTAAAACCGGCAGAAGTGTTAAAATTCTTATAACTTTTGGGCGTTTTTGGGGTGTTTTATGGATGGTATTAACAAACAAGAACTGATCGAACTTCTCAAAAAAGTGATCGTTGAAGCCGTTGAATCCCATCCGTTAACGGATGAAGAAGTTCAATGGGTACGTTTAGCCATTCAAGAACAAGCCAAAAAAGCAGCGTTTCGCCAAGCGGTTATAGATAAAACATTATTAGGCCTATTAAGTTCAGGTATATTATGGGTCTGCTATCAGATTGTTGATCTCATTAAAACCCACTGGAAATAAAATGTTAAAACGAATCGTAGCTTTACTGACCAAAAAATCCGCAGCGCCTAAAATGGCGCCTTTTCCTGCCGAATTACCGGCAACAGAAAAGAAACAAATTGTTAAAAAAGCCACCACTCGTAAGCCAGCAGTCAAAAAAGTAGCGGCAAAAACACCGGCAAAAAAGACAGTTAAAAAACAAAAATGAAAGAACTTTGGGAAAAACTAAAGGCCTACGTTAAAGGCGCTTTTCGTTCTAAAACCATGTGGT